TTGGGTACGCTGTTATGAAGATTATTTTGGCCGGCATATGAAAATTGAAGGCGAAAGATACTGGAATTTTCCCTGGCAGCTGACCGGTGGATGCAGCCCCGTAAGTCCTGGTTGCATGCATTGCTGGAGCGCTGCCGGCGCATACATACGACAACATCAAAAGAATCCGAAAATCGTGGATCAATATGAAGGGTTGACGTATCTCAAGGATGGCATTCCGACTTTTAACGGGACGGTGCGAATATTTCCCGACCGCCTGAATCTGGCCATCCCGAAGAAGAAGAGGCAGCCCCGAACGTGGGCGATCTGGAATGATTTGCTGCATCCTAAGGTTCCATTTGACTTTGTCGCACAGGCCATGGACGTCATATGCGACGAACGATGCCAGCAAGACACGTTCCTGCTCGTCACGAAGCGCGTGGAGAGATGGAAAGACTTCAGATGGTGGCATTCCGAGCATTGGTCTGGTGATCAGCCTTTTTCTGTGACGCTGGAAGCGCTGGCAAAAATCCCTAATCTCTGGATCATTCCGACAGTCTGCAATCAGGAAGAGGCCGATCGTATTATTCCAGAACTGCTTCAAATCGATGAAGCGAATAGGGGCATATCGATCGAGCCGATGCTGGGGGCAATCGATATTAGGGCAACATGGAGATCGTGGGCTTTCAATGAGGTTAGACAAGGAAGAGATATGCCAACTCCGGCAGAAGCGATTAATGCCGTCATTCTCGGCGGCGAGACAGGCGCAGGCGCAAGGCCGATGCATCCGGATTGGGTTCGCTCTGTCAGAGATCAATGCGCGGCTGCAGGTGTGCCGTTCTTCTTCAAGCAAATAGGCAATAAGAAAAAGAATTGGATGTGTGATGAGGTTAGACAATGGGGAAATCTCGATGAGTTATATGAAGCGTGTGAGGACAACGCCATTCGATTCTTCCCCAATAGAATGCTCGATGGCCGGACGCATGACGATCTGCCATGGAGGACATCATGAAGACTGAATATAAATATATCTACTTCGTCAAACTCACAGAGAGGCCGAAGACGTCGGTATACGCCTGCATGAATTCCCGGAGCGGCACGGCGATCGGTCTTGTTCGATGGTACGGTCCCTGGCGGCAGTACTGTTTCTTTCCTGAGCCGAACTGCGTCTTCAACGTAGGCTGCATGGACGACATCAAGGATTTCATAGGGCAGTTGAGATGAAAGAACATCCGATCATATTCAGCGGTCCCATGGTCAAGGCGATCCTGGACGGCAGGAAGACCATGACGCGCCGAATAGTTAAAAAGGCATGGGATGGTTTAACGTGGGCTGGCGATGTTCATCCTGCCCGTGTTGATGGGTGGATTGCCTGGTGGCCATCGGGAACTGCAGAGTTTACGAAGAGGGCATATGAACATGGATTTCCTTGTCCCTACGGCATCCCCGGCGACAGGCTGTGGGTATGGGAAGCATGGTGCCTACCTGATCCTACCGACAAACGGACAATTTGCTATAGGGCATCAGGTGATCCCGTAACGACTGGCGCAAAGTGGAAACCTTCCATTCACATGCCCGGCTGGGCTTCCCGCATCACGCTTGAGATCGTCAGCGTCAGGGTCGAGAGGTTGCAGGAGATAACGGAGGAAGGTGCGATTAAGGAGGGAATTACAAAGATTGATTTTTATAGGCTGTTGGATGAACGGCAACGCACCGACCAGCTTGACCGCATTTTTGGCGGTAAATCTTTGCCTTACTACGTCAGGCAATTTGCTTCTCTTTGGGATTCCCTCAACGGCAAGAAGCATCCGTGGTCAAGTAATCCCTGGGTATGGGTAATAGAATTTAAAAAAATCAGCTAATCAGCCGCATCCCGCCGAAGACGGTTATTTTGGGCATCGCAAAAAAGCATCTTTCAGAGACCGATCGCAAAAACATCGCCAAGGATATCTTTAAAGTCACGTCCACCGAAGACAAAAAAGGCGAACTGCACGGCCTCTGCCCCATTCATTCGGAATCGAATCCTTCCTTTTCCTACAATTTCCGAAAAGACCAATACAACTGCTTTTCATGCGGCGCCGCCGGCGATCTCCTGAAGCTCTGGAGCGAAGTCAACGGCCTTAATCAGATCGAAGGTTTCAAGGCATTTTGTGAAAAATTTGCTATCCCCCTTGGGGGGGATCAAAAACGGGAGCGCGCGGCGGCGAAGGGCACGGGAGGAGGCGAAGCGGAACCTCTCAGTCACGAGAAGACAATGGAAATGATGAATAAGGCGTGGGAGATGTTTCCCGCGTTGCCTGATCAATGGATCGCTCGTCTTGAAAAGACTCGCGGATGGTCCAGGAGGGTGATCGAGATACTCGATCTTCGTCTTGAAACACACCGCCTGACGAAGAAGGGCATTTTAATCAAATTAAAAACTCCGGAGAAAATCGCCATCCCGATCCGGGACTCGCTGGGCAGCCTAGTCAACATTCGCCTGTATCATCAGGGCGCGAAGGAATATAAGATGATCTCCTTCGCGCGGTCGACGGGGTCATCGAGGCTTTTCCCGGCAGAACCGTTATATCCCGACGGCGAGGTCATCTTATCTGAGGGAGAGACGGATACGATTTGTGCTTTATCACTCGCGGTATATGGTCCCGATCGCGGCTTTAATGCCATTACGCAGACTTCTAAGCTCAAGAACTGGCCTGTGGATCACCTGACTCCTTTCAAGGGCCGTGATGTGATCATAGCCTATGACGCTGATGAACCTGGCCAGAAATACGCTACTTTCGCGGCACAGGCGCTCATGGGCACGGCCAAGTCCATCCGGCTGATACAATGGCCATCCTTCATGGGGATCGATGAATCTGGCGCATATCCTGAGAAGCATGGGCAGGATCTGACGGATTTCTTCGTTCGACATGGGAAAACGATCGATGATTTCCGCGAGGTCGTCAAGCAAGCAAAGATTTTCGCGCAAACGGCGGCCACGTACACGTCGATCGATGACGCCGCCCCCGCGGGCCCTGAAATATTTTTTGCCCGGGGTGTCCATAAGGATCGCATGTCATTCAAGCCACGCTTGCTCGCAAACAAGATCCTGGGTGATCTGGCGTTGCTCTCAGATCCCGAGACGGGCTTAATGTATCGCTGGAACGATCATTACTGGGAAGATTTCGATGAGGACCACGTTCGAAATCTCTGCCTTAAATATCTGCATAATGAATCGCAAAAAAGCAGAGCGGAAGATGCCACCTACCAGGTCAAAATGCTCTGCACCATTCCCCATGGGCGGAAGGTCAATGACCAGGCGGATTGGATATGCCTCAAAAACGGGATGTTTAATCTGATCACATATCAACTGAAGCCGCACGATCGGGAATTCTATTGCACATACTCGCTGCCCGTCTCTTTTGATCCGGATTCGGATAAGACGTGCACGCGCTGGCTCCTCTACCTGCAGCAAACTGTGAAAACCGCTGAGGCGATCGCGCAATTGCAGGAATTTCTGGGATACGTCTTAGTGCGGCATACAAAATTCGAAAAATGCCTGCTTTTGGTTGGGCCAGGCGCAGACGGCAAAAGCACGTTCCTGAAAGTGATGAAGGAGCTGGTTGGCGATGAAAATTGCGCGGCCGTGTCTTTTCAGGATCTCGAAGATCAGTTTCAGAGGTCATCGCTCTATAACAAACTTCTCAATATCAGCACTGAGGTCGGCGCAAAGGCCATCGAGAGCCCTTATTTCAAGGCGATAACATCCGGAGACCCGATTAACGCCGCATTCAAGCATAAGAACACCTTTACCTTTTCATCATACTGCAAACTTGCCTTTGCGGCGAATCGCCTTCCCCGCGTGCTCGACAATTCGGATGGCTTTTTTCGCCGTGTTTTGCCCGTTCGTTTCAAGCGGCAATTTCTCGATGATGATCCCGACAAGGACCCGGAACTCTTTGAGGTTCTGAAAGGCGAACTTTCAGAGATCTTCTCCTGGGCGGTCGTGGGACTCGCCAGGTTGACGAAGAACAAGAAATTTACGATGGCCGAAGAGACCAGGTTGATGATGATGGATTATCGGCGCATCAATAACCCGGTTCTCTGCTACGTCGACGATCAATGCGATATCGGCGATGATTACCAGGTCGCCAAGGAGGATTTGTACGATGACTACAAAAGCTACTGCGGAAAGAATGGGTACACGGCGCTGAATCGGGAGAACTTCTTTCGCGAGCTCTATGTGGCCGTGAGCAATCTGAAGCAGTATCAGCCGCGCACGAATGGAATTCGTAAACGTGTTATCGAGGGGATTCAGGTCAAGTCCGTTCCTGAAAAGCACTAAAAAAATGTTTTTTTGCGCGCTCTTCCCCCTTTCCCCTAGGATTTAACGCGCCAAAATTGAAAATACCGGTCGATTTTAAGGAGAATTGTTCAATGATTTCAACACTGGCACAAGTGGAACAGGCGCGGCACAGGCAAAAAGGCGCCCACCTGTGCCATTTTGGATATGATTTTATTGAGTTTTTAAGTGGTGGCACAGGTGGAACAGGCAAAAATCCACCTATTGCACATGCGCGCGCGCGCGCGGTAATTCGCTTTCTCTCCTTTAGAAATATCTGGATTATTATAAAAAACACCTGTTCCACCTGTGACAGAAGCGGAATGATTGACATTTCACCTGTGCCAGCCGCCTGTGCCAGCCTGTTCCACCTGTGCCAGGCAAGGGGATGACATGAACCTCGATAAATTGATGGATAAATACGATCCATTGAAGGGGAAAGAACCCGAACCTGCGGCCCCTGTTGGCCCGCAGTCCTGGAAGGACAGCGCCGCCGTCGTCCGCCTATCCGAATATATGAAGATGCACAATGACCGGGGGATTCACCTCTACCAGAGAAAGGGCCGGCCTTATCTATTCTTCGATCCTGGCATAGCCGGGGAAGACAAAGATACTGAGCGCTGGAAGATAGCATTCAATACAACCGTTCTCTTCTTCGAGGCAGTCGATGATCTGGAATGCCTGATCTCGAAGGGCATGATCGATGTCCCGGTGCAAGCGCTTGCAAAAGCGCAGAAGGATAATGACTATGCCATCTAAACCAAAGAAGCAGTGTGGATATCCTGGCTGTCCTGCATTGACCGATGGCGGACGATGCGAAGAACATCGGCAGAAAGAGATAAGATTATATGATGAACAACGTGGCAACTCTGGAAAACGTGGTTACGATGCGACGTGGCAGAAATTGCGGAAGATGAAGCTGGCAGCGGATCCCCTATGCGAGGAACATCTAAAGGAAGGGCAGGACGTGGCCGCGACTATGGTGCACCATATCAAGCCAATAGAGACGCACCCAGAATTGAGGCTGGTGTGGGATAATCTAATGAGTCTATGCAATGATTGTCACGAAAGGAAGGAAACGCCCATCAGATGGGGAGGGGGCATAAAATCTTAAAACAATTCGCCGGTTTGACCGTGTGCGCAGTCTCGCGTATGTGACCGCCCACTTATAGGTTTGATAGAACTGCCCCTTGGAAGAAGAATATGATTAAGCCATGTAAATACAAACCTTGCTCAAAAAACTTCGAGGGAAGGCCTAATAAGCTGTTCTGCTCGCCTAAATGCAAGAAATTGCATGAGATTTCTTTGAGGGGAAAACCAGAGAAGAAGAAAAGGCGCGGAAGCGCAGTAATGTTGACCGGCGATATTAAAAAACCGCCCCTACTTGACGGTTACGCATCAGTTTTCTGGGACAAAACCGCCCCAGTTCTCATTGCGAGGGGACATTTGAACATTTTATCGGAGGATGCCTTCGCGGAACTATGCGACTTGGTTGCGCGTTTGCGGGATATAAACGCTGCCATCAATGAATCGGGCCGATCACTCCTCCAGGGAGGCGAGAAGGCGAGTGAAAAAACTGAAAATAAAGCCGATGCGAAACCCGAAGAGAGGGCAGATGTTGAAATTGGGGTCCTGAAGGAGAGCGCACTCTCCGACCTGAAACGCAAATATTCAAATCTCCTCTTGGTCTATTGCAAGCAGTTCTATCTCACGCCGCTCTCGAACCGCGGCAATTTCGACATCCCGGAGGGGAAGGAAAAGGATCCCCTGGAGGAATTTCTAAGAGGCAAGAATGAGAAGTAAGGCGCCGCACCCAACAAAGGAATATGCAGAGCATGTCTGCTGCGGAAAGATCCCGGCATCCAGATGGGTCCGCCTGGCGTGCCGGCGACATCTCGATGATCTGAAGAAATATCGGACAAGACGATCTTCCGGATTGTGGTTCGACAAGAAAGCTGCCCAGGACGCAATAGATTTTTTCCCGATGTTCCTTCGCTTCTACGAGGGGGAATTTGCAGGCAAGCCGTTCGTCCTGGAATTGTGGCAGCAATTCATCATCGGTTCGATCGTGGGCTGGAAAATGGGAAAATATCGCAGATTCAGGACGGCATATCTCGAGATAGCGAAGGGGAACGGCAAAAGCCCCATGGCGGCTGGCATAGGCATCTACGGCCTTGTGGCAGACGACGAGAAGGGCGCGGAGATCTACTCGGCGGCAACAATGAGGGAGCAGGCCGGCATACTTTTCCGCGACGCGAAGGCATTTGTGGAAAGTTCGCCCTCTCTGCAGAAGAAACTGCATGTCGGCGTCGGCAACATCGACTACAAGCTAAACAACTCCTTTTTCCGACCCGTGTCTTCAGAGCATAAAGGCTTAGATGGCAAACGGCCACACATCGCCCTGATCGATGAGATCCATGAACATCCGAACGCGACGGTGATCGACAAACTCCGCCTCGGCGCGAAAGGGCGGCGCCAGGCTTTATTCTTCGAGATCACAAACGCCGGCTATGACCGCCAGTCGATCTGTTTCCAGCATCATGAATATACCGAGAAGATCTTGGAGGGCATAATAGAGAACGATTCATGGTTCGGATACATGAGCGGTCTGGACGTTTGTGACAAGTGCCGAGGAGAAGGCAAGACCATTCCCCAGGACGGCTGCCCGGATTGCGATGACTGGATGGATGAAAAGACGTGGCCGAAAGCAAACCCTAACCTCGGCGTCTCGATCCAAATGTCATACATCAGGGAGCAGGTTGACGAGGCGACAAACATGCCCTCGAAGCAGAACATCGTCAAACGCCTGAATTTCTGCATCTGGACAGAGAGTGTTACGCGGTGGATCCCCTTTGATGTCTGGAATGCCTGCGCTTTTCCCGTGGATCCGGAAATACTCAGGGGCAGGACCTGTTATGGAGGGCTCGATCTGTCGTCGATATCCGATCTGACTGCATGGCTAATGCTGTTTCCGCCGGTCAATCAGGGAAAACTATATGAGGTTATCTGCCGCTTCTTTCTTCCGGCCGATAATATGATGCAGCGCGTCAGACGTGACAAGGTCCCATACGACGTCTGGGCCAAGCAGGGATTCATCACACTGACTCCGGGCAACCTCATTGACTACAAGTTCATCATCGCGCAGATCCAGAAGGACATGGCCGATTATCGCATCGCGGAACTCGCCTTTGACCGCTGGGGATCGCAGAAGATCACGACCGATCTGCAGGACCTCGGCTTCGAGGTCGAGGGCAAGAGGACGCTTGTGCAGTTCGGCCAGGGCTTTGCATCGATGTCGGCGCCGACCAAGGAAGTCGAAAAAATGATCAAAGGCAAGGAACTGGCGCACGGAGGGAATCCGGTGCTGTCCTGGATGGTCTCCAACGTGGCGATCAGGACGGATCCGGCAGAAAATAAGAAACCGGACAAGGAAAAAAGCAAGGAACGCATTGACGGTGCCGTGGCGCTTATCATGGCCGTGGGCCGGGCGATGCTGAGGGGCGGCCAGAAGAAATCGATCTATGAAAATCAGGGAATTCTTACTTTCGGTCAAGGAGGCGAAGATGGGAGAAGCGAAGAGGAACATGGAAAAGGGAATGATGCGGATGCAATACGGGAACCAGCAGATACAACTCGACCTGAGCCAGGCCGTCCATAAGAAATGCGAGGCCTGCGGCTGCGAGTTCTTTGACAAGGTCTGCAGGATGTCCGTCATATCAAAACTGGCCGCGGGAAATCCGACCGGGAAGGATGTCCCGGTAGAATTCTCGGCGCATTTGTGCCGGCAATGCGGACTCGAGTTTGGGAAGCCATTTTAGTCGGTGTTGAAATGAGGAGAGGTTATGGATAAAGATAACGCATCATTACAGAAAGCCTTGGAAGATCATGGATTCTCCTAGGAAGAATATAAGCGGTATAAGGAGACGGGCAGCGGCCTCATATACGATGACAGAATTCTCATAGATAGAATTGAAAATGAAATAAGATATCATAAGGAGGTCTCATGACCGACCTTCCCGACAAGAAACTGTTTCGCGTCAGTGAAGTGGCCGCGTATTTCGACGTGACAGAAAGAACGGTCTACTTGTGGATTGAGCATGGCCATCTCAAGACTGAGGCGACGCCCGGCGGCCAGAAGAGAATTACCCGGGCGTCCATTGATAAATGCCGCTTTTCGCCCAAAGAAGAAAAAATAGTGTGAAGTTTGCAGAAGTTTGCAGAAGTTTACCCCATTGACTCGCTAATTTCATCCCCATTATAATCCCGCCATACAGTCAGTCATCCCGCCAATAGCAAGACTCGATTCGGTTTCAACGATCTTCAATCAGGACTATTTATGTGAACATCCTCGGACGACTCAGGTATTTCTTCAAGAACATGATCTCTCTCACGGATCCCAAGGCCTGGGATCGCTCGCTCTGGAATCTTTTTGGCTCCCAGGCGCTTTCCGGAGAGAACGTCACCGAGCATACGGCGCTCACCTACGCGCCCGTCTGGAACGCAGTTTCCATCATCTCCGGAACGATAGCCGCTCTTCCCCTGCATCTGATGCAGAGAAAGGAAGATTCCAAGCGCATTGCAGACGATCTTCCGGCGTATCGCGTCCTGCACGACCAGGCGAACCCCTTCATGACGGCGATGGCGTTCCGCGAGGTCATGACCGCGCATGTGCTCACCTGGGGCAACTGCTATGCAGAGAAGGTCCGCGACGGATACGGAAACCTGCGGGAACTCTGGCCGATAACCCCGAATCGCGTGCGGATCCGGATGGAGAATGGGAATCTCGTCTATCGGGTCCGAGTGGGAAATGACAACATCGACCTGCCCCGGGAAATCGTCCTGCACGTTCCCGGCCTCGGCTTTGACGGCTTCCAGGGATATTCCGTGATCGCGATGGCGCGGAAATCCATCGGCCTCGGGGTGGCCCTTGAATCGTTCGGCTCCTTGTTCTTTGGCAACGGAACAAATCCGGGAATGGTTGTTTCTCATCCGCAGTCGTTATCCGCGCAGGCGAAAAAAAATATCGAGGACTCGTTAGGCAAGCAGCAAAGCGGTCTCGGAAAGGCCCACCGACTAATGGTCTTGGAAGAAGGAATGAAGGTCGAGAAGTACGGCATCCCTCCGGACGACTGCCAGTTCCTCGAAACCAGGGGATTCCAGATTCCCGACATCGCGCGCTGGTTCAACCTTCCTCCGCACAAACTGAAGGACCTCTCAAAATCTTCATTCAGTAATATCGAATCGGAGCAGACGTCGTTCGTCATCGATACGCTGCTTCCCTGGCTCGTCCGCTTCGAGCAGAATTACAACATGCAGCTCCTGACTCCAAGTGAGAGGGCCCTTTCCGGCAGGGGCAGACTCTATTTCAAGCACATCGTTGAAGGCCTTCTGAGAGGCGACCATGCTTCCCGGGCGACCTTCTATAAGGAAATGTTCATGATCGGTGCGATGTCCCAGAACGACATTCGCGAGAGAGAAGATATGGATCCGATAGATGGCGGCGATAAGTATTACGTGCCTCTCAATATGGTCGCAGTCGAAGATGTGGGGAAAGAGCCGGCGCCGCCGCCTGTCATCCCGGGACGGTCGCCTGCGCCAGCGCCAAAGAGGATCCCGATGCATACTACAAAGATTCACGAAATCGGAGGTTAAGCGATGGCAGTCAAATTGAATTCAAAGGGAAAGGCCCACGCGGGCAGTCTGGTAGACGCCGGCAAGGTGGACAAGACAAGCAGTTGGTCATTTTCTGCGGATGATGGCAATAAGATCTTAGGCGACCCTCCCGACTGGAGTGAATATTCCAAGTGGCATCTTGGCATCGATCCCGACGCGAATCAAGAGACGAAGGCAGCATATCATTATCCCTTTGGAAAGAACGGCAAGGTCTACCGCTCTGCGCTCATCGCTATCAGGCAACGGGCCGCGCAACAGAGCGCGACCGATATTTACGACGCCGCCGGTGTGCTGATCGACAAGATCGACGGCAATAAGGCCATGTCCTGGTATGAGATAAAGAACCAGGCCGATTCCTCTGAGATTTGGATCTATGACGAGATTGGATATTGGGGCATCGGCGCGAAGGATTTCATCCAGGAACTGAACGCCGTGAAGAACAAGAAGATAGACATGCACATCAATTCCCCCGGGGGCGAGGTCTTCGATGGCAATGCCATTTATAACGCGATTAAAAACCATCCGGCAAAGGTCACGACTTACATCGACGGCATCGCCGCCTCCATCGCATCCGTGATCGCCCTGGCCGGCGACAAGGTCGTCATGGCCGAGAATGCGATTTACATGATGCACAATCCGTTTGGCCTGGTCATCGGAAACGCGGACGATATGAGAAAGATGGCCGATATCCTGGACAAGATCTGCAATTCGATGATGGGGGCGTACGTCTCAAAGAGCGGCAAGACGTCAGATGAGATCAAGAGCCTTCTCGATGCGGAAACGTGGATGAGCGCCGACGAGGCGAAGCAGGCCGGATTCGTAGATGAGATCAGCGGCAAGATGGACATGGCTGCCTGCGCGAAATATTCACCCATTATGATGAAACTGGGATTTAGGAAAATCCCGGAGAGCATATTAGGAAAGAGGCAGATGCCCACGGCAAGAGAAACGGAGCGGATCCTCCGGGACGGAGGTTTCAGCGCCAAGGCGGCAAAGACGATCCTTGCGGAAGGTTATACGGACAATCTTCGGGATGAAGACGAATCCGTCGCCGAACCTGCGGCAAGACAACGGGACGTTGATTTGGGTTCCGCGGGAACGAAGGATGCGGTTAGCGAGCTGCTCGAGTTGGGCGATAAACTTACCGGAACGAACTGACTTTCAGGAGGAAGATAGAAAAATGAAAACGATTACTCAATACAAACAGGAAATTAAGGACCTCATGAAGAAGATGAACGACATTGAGGCCAAGGCGACAGCGGAAAACCGCAACCTCACAAAGGATGAAGTCGCATATTTCGCCAGGGTCAACGATGAGATCGAGGGCATGAAGGAGATGGTGACCCAGCTCGAGAGGAAAGAAGGGATAAACGTGGCGCTGTCGACGCCGTCCCGGCCTGCATCCGTTCGGGATGGAGATATGGGGCAATCTGAAAGAGAGAACAGAGACAGATTCTCAAGCCTTGGCCAGCAGCTTGTTGCGGTTATAGAAGCATGCCGTCAGGGCGGAGCGGTTGATCCGCGGCTCTTTAATGCGGCCGCAGGATTGAATGAGAGCGTTCCCGCAGACGGCGGTTTCCTTGTGCAGCCGGACTTTGCGCAGGAACTGCTCCAGGAGGCGATCAAGACGGGTATCCTGGCTCCGAGATGCCGTCCCCAGCCGATCAGCAGCAATGCGAATTCCATCAAGATAAACGGCGTTGATGAGACGTCGCGCGTATCCAGCCGTTTCGGCGGCATCGTGGCTTACTGGCAGAACGAAGCCTCGGAGAAGACGAAGAGCAAGCCGAAGTTCCGCCAGATCGAACTGAACCTCAAGAAACTGATCGGCCTCTGCTATGCCACGGATGAGCTCCTTAATGACGCAGCCGCACTTGAGGGATTCATCAGGAACGCGTTCCCGAATGAATTCGGTTTCCAGATCGACGATGCGATTCTCAACGGGAACGGCGCTGGACAGCCGCTTGGCATTCTCAATGCCGGCTGTCTCGTCACCGTGAAAAAGGAAGCCGGCCAGAAGGCCGACACCATCGTGGCGCAAAACGTCATCAACATGTCGTCCCGGATATTCGCATCCAGCTACTTAAATGCGTCCTGGTACATCAACCAGATGACCCTTCCCCAGCTTTACACGATGTCGATCGCCGTCGGCACCGGCGGCCAGCTCGTATTTATGCCGCCAGGAGGAATTTCCGGGGCGCCTTACGGGATGCTTCTTGGCCGTCCCGTGGTTCCAATCGAACAGTGCGCCGCACTCGGCGACGTCGGAGATATCGTTCTCGCCGACCTGAACGGCTATATCCTGGCGCAGAAAGGCGGGATCCAGGCCGACATGTCGATACATGTGAGGTTCGAATATGATGAAAGCGTCTTCCGCTTCGTATTGAGAGTAGACGGCCAGCCCGTCCGTGCCTCCGCACTTACGCCGTACAAAGGCGGTCCGGATGCGACGCAGTCTCATTTCGTGGCGCTCGAGGCCAGATAATTCTTAATCACCGCCGGGGCCGCGGCCCCGGCCAACCAGAAGGAGGATATAACGATGTTTGGAATCAACGGAAAATATACCATAGTGCCGTTTACATTCCCCTACAGCCATGACGGGGCGATTGCAGGCGACATATTCAGCATGAAGAATTACAACAATGCCGACATCTGGATCATACTCGGCGCGATCACAAAGGCGGGTGCAATAACCCTTGAGCAGGGCGTAAGCGTCAGCTCGGCGGCCACGGCCCTGGCCTTTACCGAATATTACCGCTCAGGCCATATCCTGAAGTACAAGTCCCCTTCAACGGGCGTGGCGGCGGCAGCCGGAGAAACCGTCACAGGCGCCGGCGGCGGAATAAGCTACGTGGCCGAAGATCTTGGAGACAGGCTGGTATGCTACAGCTTCAACGGCACGACCTTCGTCGACGGCGAGACATTGACGTTCTCCGGCGGCAAGACCGCCAAGGCCAATGGGATCCAGGTCAATGAGGACATCATGGTCCACATGAGTCTGGCTGCGGGCGTCAATACCTTCCAGCCGGATGTGGTTGCAAACCGCATGTACTGCATTCCGATCAACAGCGCGATGCTGAATGTGGCCGGCCGTATGGACTGTGTCGAACTGAATATTGCCGACCTTGACACAACTCTCTATTCCTGTTTCGCAGTTCTCCATGGGGCGCGATTTATTGGAGACCATCCGGAGACGGCGCTTTACGATTAACCGGTGAATGGAGCGGTCCGAAGGGATCGCTCCATCATCCAAGGAGGAACGCAAAAATGCGAAAAGATCAAATCGAAACCGTAAAATTCCTCATCAAGCAGGAAATCGCCCTGGCTCTCGAGAAGTTCAAGATGGAGCTGAAGGCGGAGTCCGCCGGAAGTCCTATTTCGGCGCAGACGGCAATCAAGACTGATGGGGAAGGCGAAAAAGATAAGTGTCACAGGCAATCCGGCGACGGATGCCTCTAAAGCAAAAGACGAGAAGGAGGAAGAAAAAGTGAGAAATTATCCCCCATCAACAATTGAGACGATCAGCGATCTCAAACTGGGTCTGAGAGTCGAAACTGCGATCTTGGCGAATGCTACGTATCTGAAGACCGGCGGAGTGCAGACCGAATTATTCAATGTCTTCGGACGAATCTTCGTGCATCAGCTCTTTTTGGAGATTGTCGTCGCCTGTTCCGCAAACGCCACACAGGTTCTCTTCAACTGCACGTTCACGACGCCTGTGATCGCGGCTAACCCGATGTGCGCCAAGTGCGCCGCCATCACCAGCCTCGGCCAGGGCGGAAGGATCGTCTGGGTCGGCGGAGCAGTGGCGACAGCCGCGGTGATCACAGATTCGCCGGGCCTTTCCGATGTGCTCCCGACATCGCCACAGATTGTGGGCGGCCAGGACTTCGTCGGAACCATCGGTATCCTGTCCTCTGATGCAACCCAAGGCAGCGGCAGTTTCAAGGCCGTTCTGCACTACACGGCCGGCAGTGATGGAGCGTACGCAGAAGCGAAACTATAAAGACGATAACTGAACCGCAGGCATTCCCCGGGCGGGGTGATTGCTTTCCTCCGTCGCCCCGCCTTTCTTTCAAAGAGGACATGAATATGAAAAAAATTACCGCAATGATTATTTCCATCATCTTGACCGTTATGTTGATGGCCTCAAATGCATGGGCAGTCGCAGGATCATGCGTCCAGACTCCATATACATACGGTCCCGGAAGTTTTGTGAAAGTCGTTTTTGTCTGTACCGGCGATTCGACAGACGGATCCATACCGACGCAGACCGTCGGTTCGGACATTATGGATTTGATAACGGGTTTCTATTGGCTCGCTTCAGTCAAGGCATATCACACGCCGGGTGGAACAGCGCCGGATGCGGCCGATGTCGCAGTGTTGATGAATGGCCAGGATCTGCTCGGAGGCAAAGGCGCTAATCTAATCCATCCGACGGCGACTTATGACGTCGTGCCATATAGTTCCTTTATATCATCATATCGATATCCGCCGATAACTTCGACGATCACTGTGACGGTATCCAACCAGGCGACGGATAGCGCGAATTACAGCATTGAATTGATTTTTTCGAGGTAAGCAGACATGAAAAAAATCAAAATCATTCTTGCAATTTTATCGATCTTTTTTACTTTCGGGACCGCATCTGCCATTCCCCCTATGCCGGCAGGCATAGGTAGCGGTCTTCCCTATTCCGCAGGTATTGCCGCCAACCTTCCCGGGTCTTGTTCCGCCCCGGCGATCTATTATGCTACGGACACGGGCGCATATTATCAGTGCGGTTCTGACGGCACGTTCGCCCTTTCCAGCGTTCCCAATGCCGCTGACGGCTCTCGGCAACTGCTAATGGGAAATAATTCGACTTTCTCGCCAACGGCCTCAACCTATGGCCTTGTCTTCGTGGCAGGTGTCCCAAAGTTTATTGTGAATGGGGCATTGCAGACTGCCTTGACAAAGGCGCAGGTCTTCTCCAACTGCACGACGGTGAAGGCCCTGGTCGCCACAGATGATTTCCCCGTGGCAATATTTCCTTATGCCATCACAATTACGGGCGTGAGGATCTATCATATCGGATCGACCGACCTGCAGGGTCAGTTCGATGAATGCACCGGCACGAGTGGAGTATGTACTTCTCTGACACCTGTGGATGTAGACATAGACGCCACGGTCGCAAGTGTCTGGACTGCTAATACCTCTGATGGCGGTGTACTCGATAACCCCGGCATCGCGGCGAATAACGGCATCTGGTGGCATACGACTTCGGTAACGGGGACGAATACCTTTGCGACAATGTGTTTTTATTACACGATAGATTGAGGTGAGATATGAAACGACACCTGTCCATATTTTTCAGTCTCGTGATTCTTTTGTCTGCGTCACTTTGCCCTGCTGAGGAAATCCAACTTGCCAAGATGGTCGTCGGGTCGGGTGCGACGGGCGGCGTATGTACCATTGACAATCAGACCCTCCTGATTGACAGGCTTACGACAGCCACGGACGCGAGCAATAATGCATGGACGGCGACGAAAATTACAGTCACGGCAGATTCTACGATTACTGAATATGTTATTCGTGAACAACGTGCCGCAGGTGGGGGAACAGCATCTGCAATGATTTACTCTCATGATGCAGGAAATGACTGTCCCCTTGCCCTTGTAACGGGCACATCAGTAACGAATCCGACCTTGCAAACAAGTATGACGAACGACACATACGTTCTCGCAACACCGACACAGCTAACAGGAACAACATATTGGTTGGTATTCAAGACAGAAAGCGGGGCAACGTCTAGAGCTTATCGCTATTTATTGGGAGCAAGATATTGTAATAGCACTGACGGAACGACTTGGGCATGTAATGTAAATTATGTGCACGATTTTCAGGTATACGGATGCACACCCTAATTTCAAAAAGGTTGCATAATATGAAAAAGTTTATCTTAATTCTATTCAGCTTATTTTCCTTTATCCTATCATCAACATCCTTCGCGGGTAATGTCTGCATGCTTCCAACTGCTCCGGAAGGAAGTGATGGTTCAGGTAGTTCCTGGGCAAATGCCCAGGCGTGGAATGGGAAGAGTGGAGACACCTTCTATAGAGGAAACATTTATTGGATGGGCGGCGGGACTTATGAATCTAAACAACTTTCAACTACATGCACCGGACAGTGTGCCAGCGTCACAGTAAAGAAGGCAACGGCAGGAGGAGCTGCTTGCAATTCAAGCACTCAAGGTTGGGATGCTTCTTATGCTAATCAGACTGTTTTTGTTGGTGTTGATTATGGAACTCTTATTGTACAGAGTAATAATTGGGTATTTGATGGGGTAACACCAAATTCAAAAGGTAAGCATGATGGGTCAGAATATGGGTTCAGGGTTAAGTCAACCTGTGCAGTGACCCATTGGATGACATATTTGGACACTAACACCAATGCTTCCTATATAGTCTTCAGAAATATATGGGTGGATGGGTGTGGAGAGTGCCCAGGCGCTTGTGAAGGGGGTTTCGAAAATGAGGGTGCTAATCCCGGCACTGATATACTCCTTCAATACATTCGGTTTGATAGAACTTGTGTACACGTCGCACTCATGGGTCTTCCGAATGCCGTTGTGGATGGTTGTTATTTCACGCCAACGTGGAATAACGATGACGGTCAGTGTCCAACTAATTCTTGTCATAATGAGACATTGACCGGTCAGGGCGCGATGAATGCCATTATAAAAAATAATATGTTCGACCCAGGCATGGTTTGGGTGCACGACTTTAGCGGAGGGGTGGGAAGAGGTCATAATGATAATTGGGAAATATTTAATAACCTTTTTATAGGAGGAGGTGCGGGGTACAGTCTTGATTTTGTAGGTTGTGCCGATGATGGGCCAACTCATCCAGATATCATGCGTAGCTTCAAGGTACATCACAATACAATAACAGGTTGGAATCAAGCCAGAGTAGGTGCAGTTTGTTACTATACGACCCTTGACTATCCTACTTATGTTTATAATAATCTGTTTGTAAATAATGTGGGGGTGAGCCTGGGCACAAGTGAGAATTTGAATCCTAATGCTAATTCGCATGATTATAATGCCTTCTACAATTCGGGAACGCCACCTACAGAACCTCATCTAAATACCAGCATCGCCGCTGACCCTTTTGTGAGCAGTTCTGCACCGTATGACCTTCACCTGAAAAATGCCACAGCCGGGACAAACGCACAGGTACTCAATCCACTGGCGACCCCTTTCAATGTGGATTATGATGGCAATGCTCGCTCAGTAACGAGTCCCGATGCGGGGGCTTATGAATATGGAGGGGTTCCTGCTGATACTACTCCACCAGTCGTTACAGCTTTTGCAATTCCTGGCACAGCACATTCTGTGACTGTAAACATTACCACTTTTACAATTACTGATGAGACAGCACTCGCTGCTTCTCCATATTGCATCGTTGAAACTAATGATAGCGCAGGGTGCTCATGGGGAGCTTCCGCCCCAACAACCCATACCTTCTCATCGATGGGAGCGAAAACACTGTATGCCTTTGCAAAGGATTTGGCGGGGAATGTGAGTTCATCTGTCAGTGCTTCCGTGACTATTACAGATAATACTCCGCCGACTGTCAATATTTCTATTGCAGACCCCAGCGCGATAACATCAGATTCTTTGCCCGTCTCTGGCACATCAACGGATGACGTCGGTGTGGTTGTCTGCAAAGGCAGGATAGGAAGCGCCCCTGATGCTACACATGGAACAAGTCTGACAGGCACCACTTCGTGGTCCGGAACAATTACCGGATTTTCAGAAGGGGGAAATACTTTGTACGTTGGCTGCGGAGATGCAGCCGGAAATTGGGGAAGTGCTTCGATAACCGTAAATTATAATATTCCGCCAACGCAATACATATCCGGCGGTTCATGCGCTGGATGTATGTGGTAAAAGATGAAATGGATGTGCCCAAGATGCAAACATTGCAATCAGGAGCATTCATTGAGATGCGAGCAATGCGGTGAGCTAAAGGAGAAGGAAAAATGAGAGAATCTTTTGATCTGGGATTTCAATTGACGATTGGTCTCGAGGGGAAGCCTTCTGACGATCCGAATGATGCGGGTGGATTCACGATCTGGGGCCTAGCAAAGAGATATCATCCGGAGATCGATGCCAACACGACCGTCGATCATGCGAAGAAGGTCTATCTCGAAGAATATTGGATTCCGCAGGGATGCGATGATGCACCCTTCCCTTTCGATGTATGCCTCTTCGATTCGGCGGTCAATCCACAGAACGATCCCAAACTTCCCGGCGTCGGTAATAAGGAACTCTTATCCGAGAACCCGCAGAATTGGCAGGACTACCAGCTCCTCCGGATGGAGAGATACCTGCGCCGTTCGAAGCCGGAATATGTGAAGGGTCATGTGTTCAGGGTCCTGAGATTGAACGAAGAAATTCGTAAGCACTTATAGAGGACATTCTTATGGGTGAACCCACGCATGAGGTTATCAGGATATCCAACGGAGCCATGAAGAGCAATGTCAAGACGATCATAACTGTTGTCGTCAGTGTAGGCACTCTTTTAACTTCTGCCTGGGTAGGTTGGGTGTCAGCGAAGAGCGTCGACCATGAGAATAGAATGTGCGTGATTGAGAGCACTCACGTAGTTATCAAGGAAGATCTCAAGGCAGCCAAGGAAACGATAGCCCAGTCCCGGGAAGACCTGTCAGGCATTAAGGTTCTCTTGTCAGAGATCAGAGACGACCAAAAGCGCAGGCAAAGACAGGAAAGGTAGAAGGCAAGAAGACATGAGCGACAATCTGGCTCTATACAGTCCAGTATGCGATCAAATGGGAACGGGAGACGTCGTAGAATTTGCAGGGGCCGATATCCCCGGGCCGGAGATCCGCTGGAAGACAGGAAGGGATACGAACCATACGGGAATGATCGTCCTCATGGAATCTCCATACACTGGAGTGCGGAGAAGATATTTGCATGAAGCTGTGTCGGGCGGAGTACAGGGAGATTATCTATCCAATGTTTTACAGAACTACAAAGGCAAAGCATATTGGTATCCGCTGAAGAATGAATACAGGATAGAGATTCCGCAGATAGAAGAAAGGGCTTTCCCGCCGCATCCAGCCTCTCTAGGCACTTCGTATGATTGGGGCGGATTGATTAAACAGCTCAAAGGCCATCAGACGATCAACCTTGAGGAGAGCGATCACATAGTTTGGTGTGCCGAGGCAGTTTATATCTGGCATGGAGCAAAAACGGGCGACACGGCATGGTGGCCCGGTGAATTAGAAGAAATGGTGCCGCGCTGGAAAGAGCGGATACAAATACTTTAACTTTAACCGCCGGAAGGCAAAATAGAAGGAGGACGTTATGAGTTTAGGATCATTTTTCAAGAGTTTTATGACTTTTCTTTTACCCGTAGCAAAGGCGGCAATACCCGTAGTTGGCGGGGTTGCGACAGCCTCCAATCCGATAGTCGGAGCGGTTATCGAGGGCGTGCCTGCCCTAATGGATGCTGTTGAGGCAATCTCGCCTAAGTCGAATGGTGCAGCAAAGGCGAATGCGGTTCAGGCAGCGGCTAAGGTGATGTTCGATGGATTGTCTGCTACCCTTACGGGCGGGGCGAAAGAAAGTTTCACGACGTATCAGCCGCTGATTCAAGCGGTCATAGACAGCGGAATCGCAGCCGTGAATGCACAGCCTAGTTCTGCGCCGGCGGCTTCGACAGATCCGGCGAAGTGAGGAGGCGGCCATGAAGAAACTCCTCGTGTCTCTGATCTTCTTGACGGTTTTTCTCGTCGTTGCTGCTGTCGTCGCCCTGGCGATTCAATCCAGCAGGATGAACATGATATTCCTATCGAATGACTGGTGCACCTGGTTCTGGCAGAATTTTTCGACTGTGATGGCATTGATTCCCACGACAGCGTTTGCCGTTCTTCAAGCGATTGCTGTCTTTCATCCCGGCGTTGAATCGAACGGCATCTTTGCTCTTGTGCGAAAATGGGCAAATCCGAATCAAACAGGACCGCCGGAAGGGCCGGCGGCAGGGCCAGCAGTGGCGCCGGCGGCAGAAGCGAAGACGTAATGGCAAAAGTCCGAAGATCACGAATTCTCTGCATAAGGAAAATGACATGAAACTCATTCGCTACGTGGCCCCGACAATTGAGCCGATAAGCCTGCAGGAGCTGAAGGACCATCTGCGTCTGGATTCGGGATCCTTTGCCGATAACGTGGATTCGACGCAATCTATTGCGCCGAAGTCATATGGCATCGATTATGAACTGTTGACTCTCGACGTCGCGCCCGGTGGGACAGGGTGGGCAGCCGGCGACACGCTTACCGGGGCCACAAGCCATGAAACCTGTCTCATCGTCACGGTGATCACAACGAAAACCTATATCGTCAAGAGCAGGTCTGGAGCCTTCACCCTGGGCGAGATAATCTCGAACGGAACGAATTCCGCGGACCAGGGCGCAGCCAACCCGACTTTTGCCACGGGATATACAATTCTTGGCGCCGCCGTTGATGTCCTCGGATACCAGGCGTTGGTCGACCTCGTCTCCGGCACGAATGCCGCTACGGCCACCCTGGATGTAAAGATCCAGGAATCCGACGACAACGTCGACGCGCATTTCACGGACTGGACCGGAGGTGCCTTTACCCAGGTGACGACTGCCAACGACAACGCCACTTTCTCAAAGGCCTATACCGGATCGAAGGCATACATCCGCGTTGTGGCAAAAGTCCTTATGGCGTCTTGCGAGTTCGGCGTTGATATCCTCAGGAATGCCTCCACAGCGACGGACGATGACCTGCTGACGACGATTCTCGTTGCAGCGAGGGAACATGTGGAGGACATGACCAGGCGCGTCCTTCTGACGCAGACGTGGGATTATTTCCCGCCGAACTGGCCGGGACGCTGGGGCCATCGCGGCATTCCTTCCCTGCATTCGGGGCAACAGTACCAGAATGCCTATTTCCAGAATCGCTACCTGGACAATTACTATATGAGGCTGCCGTTCGGGAACCTGCAGAGCGTGACGTACGTCAAATGGAAGGACGTCAATGGCGTGGAGACTACCCTGGTCGAGAATACGGACTATATCGTGGAGACCAACGGCGAGCAGTGCGGCCGCATCGTTCTTCCCTGGGGAATCGTTTGGCCGACGGGTATGCTCTTTCCTTCGCATCCGATCTCGATCAGGTTCGTCTGCGGATGGACAGACGCAACGCTCGTCCCCTATAAGATAAAGGCCGCCATAAAAATGATCGCAGCCGACATGTACGAGCATCGCGAGTCCTTTATCGAAGCCACGAGCAGAGCCGCCATCGATGAAAACGTGGTTCCGCAGAGATTATTGGCAAGCGTCAAACTTTGGGATGATTTCCTATGAGATCCGGAGACCTCAGACACAGGATCACGATCCAGATGCCGGTGATCACAAAGAGCGCCGGCGTGGCGTCGACCACTTGGGAAACATTCAGGCAGGCCTGGGCGTCCATCAACGAGCTCAAAAGCTACGACCGCGCGAATGCACAGGCGGCATGGCCGGGCGCGGATTACAGAATCACCGTCCGCTATATTCCGAATCTGAGGGCGAATATGCGCATAGTCGACGCAAATGGGACGATCTACAGCATTATCGGGAAACCGGACGACGTCGGACTGCGGCGCCGCGAGATAAACATCATGTGCCAATCGGGAGTGAAGGGAATCTGATGAACATCCAGGAGCACATAGACGCTATTTTGAACCAGCCGGTTTTCAAAGGCGAGCTTTACTATATACAGCATCCGGACCCGGACGGATCCGCAGGGGCCGTTGCAGAAACATTTGGCGTCTTTTCGATCCTGGGCGGCGAGTGCTGGGAGGATCTTGAGGGAGACACCGGCACCGAGAGGCCGCGCGTGCAGATCAGTGTCTATGCCGTGAATACGTCGTACCTGGTGGCTGCCGTAGCCGCCGTGAATGCGGCTATGGCTGCCGCGTCGGTTCTCGCACAGACGTCGGATCCGGATACGAATGCTTTGGCCTTATTCAATTTTTCTTCTTCCGTCGCGGTGGACGGCTTTGAAGAGGAAACGCGTCGATTTTACAGTCACATGGATTTTAACTGCGGAAGCTAAAATTTTAATCAAAGGAGGACATAAACATGTCTATCGCAGCTCAATTAGCACAGGGATGTAAAATTTATATTGCCGGGGCGGCCGGCGCATCGGAGGCCCTGACGGCAATCGTGTGCGGTTATCCGACTATCCTGGCCATGACCGGCCATGCAGGCATTGCCAACGGCGACGTCGTAACCTTCGACAGTAATTTCGCCGGGGGAGATGATGCCCTGATCAACGGCCAGACGGCAGTCGCCCATCACGTCGCAACAGGCGCCGTCAACGACACTTTCGCGGTCGATATAAATACGGCCGGAAAGACGATCACCATCGGCACGGCACACGCGACGCCGGCGGACTGGACACAGATCAAGGAGATCAAATCCATTAAACCGGCCGGGGCGCAGGCAAGCAAGATCGATGTTACGGATCTGGATAGTCTGGCAAAGGAATTCGAGTCGGGCCTTATCGACAATGGCACCGTCGCAATGGAATATTTCGAGAAAGTCAGCGATCCCGGTCAGCAGGCGGCTCTTGCCGCTTTTGTCGGCTCCGTCGTGTGCGCCTTCAAGGTGGTCTTGACGGGCGGAAGCATCAGGACCTTTAGCGGCTCCATCCTGAAATTCGGGACGCTGCCGGATGCGGCAGTTGACGGTGTGCAGACCGGAAGTTTTGAAATACAGATCAGCGGCGCCGTGACCAGGTCATAAAATTGGATTTCGCGAGGTGGAGAAACGGTTATCTCATCAGCCTCATAAGCTGAAAATAGAGGGTTCGACTCCCTCCCTCGCTACCAAAGATTGAAAAGGTGATTTATGAGCCTTGACAGAAATGCGCTTCTCGAATTGATGAAGCTGAAGCAGGAAACGATCGCCGTGGAAGGCGGAGAAGTGATTCTCTCCGAAATCGGGGCAAAGGACCTGATGGATCTCTATACCCGGAAGGAACTCCAAAACGAGAGCGGCGATATCGTCATGTCGAAGTTTATTCCCGCCCTTGTCGCCAAGAGTGTGGTCGACGATGCCGGGAACCGCATCTTTTCGGATGAGGACGCGGCGCTTCTGGAGAAGGCGGCGTCTGCGCGATTCAGCGCGCTTGCTCGGGCGGCGCGGCGCATGAACGGCCTTGCGGGAGACGAATCAAAAAATTAAGGAGCCGGCCGCGGGAATTGTTCCTCTACCGGCTGGCGCTTCACCTGGGATTTCCTCATCCCGATCATCTCCTCCAGTGCCTGACGGCGCGCCAACTCAACGGCTGGCTTAATTACAGCAATATAGATCCATTCGGGGAATACAGGGCGGAGCTGAGGCACGGGCAGCAAATGGCCCTGACCGCAAATATAAACAGGGATTCGAAGGCGCGTCCCGAGCCCTTCACGGCCGCCGATTTCATGAACTTTTGTGACGCTCCGGAAGTGAAGGAGAGACAATTGACGGTAGAAGAACTCGAGGCGTACGCAACAAGGGTATTCGGGGCATGAACGATATAAGCACGGAATCGGTTAAAATAACGGGTCTTGCCGATCTGGAGAAGACCCTCAATGATTTTCCGGTGAAACTTGAGAAGAAGATCCTGGTGGGCGGCGTCCGCGCCGGCGCCAATGTTTTCCGCACAGAAGCCAGGCTGCGCGCCCTCGTCGCCGAAAAGGCGCTCATCAAGAAATTCAGCGGCCAGAAGGTTATAGTGCCTCCCGGCTTCATGAGAAAGAAGATAGCCTCCTGGCAGAAACGAAGAACTCAATATGCAGTGACTTTTTTTGTGGGCATCGCTGGATACAAAGATCGCTTCACGAAGTTATTTCCCTTCTGGTGGCGTTTCATCGAATTCGGTACGTCGAAGATGGCGGCGAAGCCTTTTCTGCGTCCGGCATACGAAGCGAAGAAGATGGAAGCGATCGAAGCGATGAAAGAATATCTAGCGCAGCGCATCGAAAAAGAAGTCTTGAAAGGGAGTTAAACTATGGCAAACCTCGGTGAATTGGTCATCAGCATGAGCGCCGATGTCGCCCGCCTTCAGTCGGACATGGGAAAGGGCGTCAGTATTGTCGATAAGGCCGCAAAAGATATGGCCTCGTCTCTGGGTGTGGTCAAAGAAGGGATTGCCGCCATCGGCGCAGCGGCAGCAATTTGGGGAAGCGGCAAATTCCTCGGTAACATGGTACAGGAGACGGTCGACTGGAGCGAGAACATAAGAAAGCTCGGGAACACATTCGGCGTCACGACCGAAGAAGCAAGCGTTTTTGAGACGGCGATCGCCAAACTCGGAATTGATCATGAGACGGCAATAAATGCCGCTCTCCGGCTTTCCCGCACGCTGGCTCAGGGGACGGACAAATTTGACGATTACGGCGTCTCGATAAAGGATGCGAATGGCAATCTCCTGCCGATGCCGGAGATCATGGCCAACGTGAACCAGGCTCTCCTGCAGACGCAGTCCGGCGCCGATCGCAACACAATGGCCATGACCCTTTATGGCCGCTCCTGGGGTCAGCTCCAGGAGATCCTCAGACTGACGCCGGAAAAGATGGCGGAGGCCCAGGCAACTGCGGAGCGCCTGCATCTGATAGTTGGACCCGACGGAGCTCAGAAAATCCTGCAATACAAGGAATCGGTCAATGAACTGGAGCTCGCCATCAAGGCGATGAAGATGCGCGTCGGGGACGAGTTGGTTCCGGAGATGACGCGGCTGGCAGTGGCAATGAGCGGTTTTGCCGAGGGCGGCATGATCTCTGGATTCGTCCTAGGACTCCACAGCGTCGAGGCGGAGGTCAGGCGTTTGGCTATGCTGCTCGATAAACTCGGCGGAACGGCTACAACGGCCATGTATTATCTCGCGGGTGGGAAATTCACCGACTCAGGGAAATGGTGGGCCGAGCAAAATAAGATGTTCGAGGAGCGATACAATGCGCAGGATAAGGAGCTCCTGAAGCTTGCCTATCTTGAGGTCGGCCTCGACGAGAACGGCAACCCGATAAAGAAGAAAACACAGGATTTGACCGGTGAGCGCATCAACGTCGGCGCCAAGGGATCCGCAAAAGAGATGGCGGCGGCGAATGCTTACCTGGCCTATCTGAAGGCCTTCTACGAATCGATTGCCCAGGAGCAGAAGCAGGCCAATGACGCGGAAGAGCAGTTAAATCAGATCGCTTGGAATTGGGGACTGGTCTCCTTGAAGGATTATCTCGATAAGAAACATGCCCTGAACGAAGTAAGTCTGCAGATCGAGCTCGACGCAAAGCAAAAAGAACTCACGGCCGCTCAGGAGACAGAGAAAAAAGCACTCGCCCTATACAATGCGAATCCGACGGATGAGATGGCCGCGAAGGTCAATAAATCATACGAGACGACGCAGAAGGCCATCATGGCCGTCAATGCGGCGGAGGCGAAGCTGCAGCAGGCAAGGACGGCGAATGCGGATGAGACGAAACGTGATCTCTATGATCAGACAAAGGGCCTGAGCGATCTGACTGCGCAGATCCTGGACCTGACCGGCCAATATGAAAAGGCCGCAAAAGCCAGGACAGATTTTTATCGCGCGTCTCCGGAATATCTAAGGCTCTCTCCGGAAGAGAAAAAGCAAAAGGATATTCTCGACAGTTTTTCGGTCTTTCAAGCGGATCAGCGTCGGCAAACGGAGACGTTGCGTCGTGAATTCGAGAACAGAGCTCTTCGCGAGGCCATACCCGACATTTTCGGAGCGGGATCGTCTCCGCAGGCGAGGTTAAAACTTCAATACGATCAGAACGTTGCCGCAGTGCAAGCCGAAATTGAAACATACCAAAAAAAAGCAGAATTGTACGGGAAGGACCTGGCCGATTATCAGTTGGTTCTTGAGAAAAAAGAGATCCTCGATGAAAAGTATGCTGCTGACAAACGGAAAATAGATGAAGAGAGTTGGATGTATGCCGGCAGCATAGTCAACAGCCAACTCGGACAGATTGCTGGAATGATGGACAAGGGGAACAGAACTCAATTTGAGGCATGGAAAGCACTGACAATTGGTCAGGCAATCATGTCAAGTGCCCTTGCTGTGACTGGAATCCTTGGTTCCGAGTCATTGAAGGGAATAGAGATGGACATCCCGCTTGCTATGATGGCCGGTGCGATTGGCGCGGCCCAGGTCGGAATCATCGCCGGGACGCAATATCAGGGACGGGAATATGGCGGCGCGGTCAACGTTGGCCAGTCTTACATAGTTGGCGAGAAAGGTCCCGAACTCTTCACGCCAGGTGCTTCGGGGATGATCACACCAAGCGGCAAACTTGGAGGTCCTCCGGTTATAAATCAAAATTTCCACTTTGCGGCCGGAACGAGCGAGGAGATCAAACAGCAAATGCGGGCAATGGCATCGCGAGCGAAAGAAGAGGCAAAATCGGAAATTTATAGCAGCATGCAGCGAGGAGGTTCCTTTGCGTATGCCAGCGGGAGGGTTAAGTGACGACCCTGAATCTTCCGACGCTTAACCGGGCAAATGCCTCTCAATGCACTTTCAGCCTGCAAGCGAATACGCAGACCTTCGAATCGCCGCTGAACAAGTCTGTTCAGACGTATGAACTGCCCGGCGCGCGATGGTTATTTACAGCGACCTGGCAGAATCTTAACCAGATTGACGCTCGGGCATTTAAGGCATGGCTGGCAAGACTGCGCGGGGCCGCCGGGCGCTTCTATGCGGGAGATCTGACCCATAAGACCCCGAGCGGTTATGCGACTGGAGCGGGTACTGTGTCCGGTGCGGGACAGACGGGTAATGCGATAGTCACCCATTGGGGCGTTGCGAACCAATCAAACTGGCTTCTCCCGGGAGATTATGTCGAGATCGGAGGGGAACTTAAAATCATTACGGCAATTGCGGCGGTGGACGGCAGCGGTCTTTCAACGCTCACTTTTGAGCCGCCCATGCGCATTTCGCCGGCGGATACGTCATTGCTTGTGATCGTTGAGCCGCTGGCCACGTTCCGCTTGAATGATGACAAGCAAGATACGGCCAACTTTGATCCGGACCGCCATCCTACAATTACGATTTCAGCTACCGAGGTCTTTTGATGAGGACGATCCTGACCGCGCCGGAAGCGGCCCTGCAAAATTCGAATGTCCCATATCTTGTCATGGTGGAGCTCGACTTTGACAATGAGACGTTGGAAACCGACGCCGTCGAGCGCAACACCGTTAGCGGCGCTTATGTGCTCAAAAAATCATTTACGGTCACGAGAAGCGGTCCCCTGATAATTTCATTCGATCTGAAAGGCGTCGGAGGCTCCGGTTACGGGCAGATCAAGAAGAATGGCGTCAATGTCGGAGTGGAGGAGAGCGACAGTACGGGCGCTTATGTCACAAAAATACAGACGATCGCCGGATGGAATGTCGGCGATATCTGCGAGCTTTGGATAAAAGCCGCGACGAGCGCGACGGCATCGGAAAAGAACTGGTCTGTGATTCTTTATGGCACGGTGCGATTGACGAACGCCGGATATGATTTCGATTGGAATGGCCATACCTGGACCGGAGCCGGGAATCTCGGAGGCATTTCGGCAATCGAAGAAGGCACCGACCTGCAGATGTATGGTGTGACGCTGACCCTCTCCGGAATTCAGTCTCAATATATCGCCGAATGTTTTGGCACAACCTATTCGGGACGGTCTGCGACCATCTGGCTGGCCCCTCTAGACGCGAACTATCAAATCCTTGCCGACCCGATAGTCGTCTTCAAGGGCAAGATGGATACCATGCCGATTAAACTCGGCAAAGAAGCTGCAATCCAGGTAACGGTAGAAAGCGATCTCGTGCAGTGGGAACGCGGAAAGTCCCGGGTATTCGGCAATGCAGATCAGCAGAGCGAATACCCGACGGATAAAGGATTTGAGTTCGTGGCGCAAATGGTAGAGCAGGAGATTTACTGGGGTAGGCCCTACAACACATGAGAAGCGAGACCTGGGATATAGACTTGATGGCTTTCATCAAGTCGCGCGAGAAGACTTCCTTCGAATGGGGAATTCATGACTGCGTTCTCTTTGCTTGCGATTGCGCCCGGGCCATGACCGGCGCTGACCTGGCTGCAAAATATAGGGGTTATTCTACCGAGGAAGGTGCAGGAGCCATTATCAAGGAGGCGGGCGGCCTGCGATCCCTCGTGACGGCGAATATCGGGCCCGAGATATCGCCCAAGATGGCAAAGCGGGGAGATTGGGTGATGATGGAGCAGGATGGAGGCCCCGCAGTCGCCGTCTGTGTGGGCGTGATGGCGATCGCCGCCGGGAAAAAGGGCCTTGTGATGCGGCGGATGACCGATGCTGCGGCGGCATGGAGGATTGTTTGATGCCTCCTGCCGTCGTTCAAGTCACTGGGATCATCGCGGCGGCCGTGGCGGTCTATTTCGGGCAGCCATGGTTAGCCGTGGCGATCCTTAGCGCGACAACGATCTCGTATGTTGCATCGAGCATGTTTCAGGTCCCGCAGGCGGCAGATCTCATCGCCGGACGTATGCAGACGCTCCGCAATGCGACCGCTCCTCATCGTGTCGTTTATGGAAAATGCTGCATTTCCGGGCCGCTTGTAGCGGCTTTTTCGTATGGAGCCAATAATGAATTTGTCTATCTGGTCATTGCACTGACGTCCCATGAAGTTGAAGGCATTGATGATGTCTATCTGGGCGACACGATCTCAACGGATGCAACATTCATAAAGCCCGACGGCACATCGTTCGTCCAGATTACAAAGCATCTTGGCGCCGTGGACCAGGCAGCCGATGCCGATCTGATCGCAAACGCCGTTGATCGGGCGGGGAACCACGTATGGACATTGGAGCATACACTATCCGGAAGAGCTTATCTCGTAATCAGGCTTGAATACGATCAAACTGTTTTCGCCTCCGGACTTCCGAATGTCAAGGCAGTCGTGAGAGGCGTGAAGGACGTGTACGATCCGCGAACCGCTGCGACGGGTTGGACCGACAATGCCGTCCTTTGTGTCCGGGACTATCTCGTCAAGACCTATGGCATGGGCGCGGCCTCAGCGGACGTCAACGACGCCAATTTCATCGCCGCTGCAAACATCTGTGATGAAGCGGTCCCGGTTCGCGTCGGCACAGGCGCGGGCTATATGACGGACGGTTCCTACTATCCGGCGGGAGCGATTGGATTGAACCTCGTCTCCGGTTCAGGGACGATCCTCGCCGGCGACACCATCACAATCACCATAGCAGGCGGAACATATACGATAGACGGTGTCTCGACGGTCTTTCCTGCAAGCGCAAATTCCTACGTTGTAGAGACCGCTCTTGCTTCCGGATATCTGGTGCTCGCAGGCAGCGGCCTGACCGCTGCGATTCCTCCCGTAAACTGCACGATAGATGTGCATACGACAAATCAGGAAAGCCGCTATACGTGCAACGGTTCTTTCACCCTTGATCTGAAGCCGATCGACATAATGAAAAAGATGCTGACCGCTTGTGCAGGACGCCTGGTTTGGTCGCAAGGAGCATACAGCATATTCCCGGCCGCCTATAGTTATCCCGTGGGTCCGGGTTTGTCCGAATCCGATCTGCGGGACGATATTTCTGTGATGCCGGCCCCTTCGCGACAGCAAAGGTTCAATACCGTGCGGGGGACATTCGTTTCTCCCGCCCAATATTGGCAGCAGGTTGATTTTCCATATCAACAGAATGCCGCCCAATATGCGGCGGACGGGAGTTTTGAGATCTGCCAGACCCTAGAGCTACCTTATACGATCAGCGCATCGATGGCGCAGCGGCTCGCGGCGATCTTCCTGAATCAAAACCTGCGCGGCATAACCGTGGACTTTCCGGCCAAACTGACCGCTTTCCCATATCAACCGGGCGACGTCCTTAATCTGGGTATCGATCAATTAAGCTGGTCGGGGAAAGGTTTCCGGTGCACGGACTGGAAGTTATCGGATAATGGCGGCGTGGATCTTACGCTGAGGGAAGAAGATCCGACGATCTATGGCTGGACTCTGACTAATGAAAAGCCTTTTTCGCCTCCGGCGAAGGTCCGTGTCACTTCATACAAGCAGCCGGTGGATGACGTAACCAATTTCACGGCCTCGCAGAACGGCGTTTTCGTTGTCTTCTCCTGGGACAATGTTGCAGGGAATATCGCCGGCTATGAGATCAGGTATAATCGGCTGGGAAACAACAAATGGGCAGACGGGACACCGATAACGCAGATCGAAAAAGGAACGCATCTCGTAAGTCTCAAGGCCGCGCCGGGTTCCTGGACGTTTATGATTTGCGCACTCGACGCCCTGGGGAACTATTCCGCAAATCCCGCGATATATGATCTGGCCGTGTCGAATCCGAATTTTCCCGTGATTGACCTGGTCGACGAGGCAACGCTCGGATGGCCCGGTACCCTGACAAATTTTATCGTTCATCCCTCCAACGTCCTTGTTCCGTTATCGCAGGGTCCTGCATCGGGCGACGATTGGAATACCTTTGACAAATTCTGCCCCGTGCCTTATTCAACCTATGGTTACGTCGCATTGGAGGAAACACTGTCGCAGAATCAGGTCGTCAGGGCTCTTGCGCAGCTCGTCTCGAATCTGGGACCCGGCGAGACGGGCGTCGCCTCTCCTCAACTGAATATTAAATGGCATGCCAATGGAGCCGCCTACAATGCGTTTCAGTCTTGGGACGTGGGAGACATCACGGCAATCGCGGTAACCATGGAGGCTGTGATGACGGCCTCTGTGGGCCTTGCTTATATTTCATCTTTTATTCCCATGCTTGATATGCCGACTCGCGCGGAATCAGGCGTGGGGATTTCAGTATCGCATTCAGGAACGGTCATCACGTATGCGGCGCCTTTCAATTTTCTGCCAAACGCACAGGCAACGCCCGTCGGCGGTTCCGGATTGACGGCGGTGCTTTCAAATCAAACGGTCAATGGTTTCACATTGACGCTTTACAATTCTGCCGGTGTCGCAGTCGATGGGACTGCAAACTGGCACACTCAAGGAGTTTAATTATGGGAGCAGCTAAATTTGTTCAGACAGATTTCACGACGCAGGATTCCGTGACATACAAGACCAGCATCGATGCTGACATCCAGGTACACAATCGCATCGCGGGCATGTTCGCGCCGCATCAGTCGTCGCCGGCGGCCATGACAATCACGATTGATGCAGGCGATCTCTTTGTCAGCAACGCATTGGTCTCGCAGGCCGCACAGACATCCGGGGCAATAGGCGCGCCATCTTCAGATCCGCGCATTGACCGGGCGGTGATCGATGCCTTGACCGGTGCGCTTTCCATTGTGCCTGGCGTGGAAGCCGGCAGTCCGGCGCCGCCTGCCATTCCCGCGGGGAAGTTGCCGGTGGCGCAGATCGCGCTCATTGTCGGACAGAGTTCAATCATCAATGCGAATATTTTGGATGAGAGAATAGGAATAGTGCCCGGCTTCGCATTTCCTCCGGGAACTCAGCTCGATTGGCCATCCGAGACTCTGCCGGCGAGAGCCCTTGAACGCAATGGAGCATCTCTTTCGCGAACGACATATGCAGATCTATTCTCCGTAATCGGGACCATTTATGGTGCGGCGCATATTTATAGTTTCAATCTTCCTGATGACAGAGGGAAGTTCCCGAGATATTGGGATCACGGCAAAGGAGTCGATCCTGACCGCGCTTCAAGAACGGCGGTGGCCGTCGCCGGAGCGACCATGGTTGCCGGCGATCACGTAGGGACGGAGGAAAACGATGATGTAGTGGCGCATTCCCACCCTATTTACAATGTCACAGACAATGGTGGGGGGCCTAAAAGTTATGTGCTGGGTGGTGCGACCGGTACCTACGTCACATTGGCCACAGGCAACTCTGCGGCGGGCAACGAAACTCGACCGCGCAATAAATATGTAATGCCGATAATTTTTTATTAGAGGAGTGTTTATGAAAATTTATAATTGCCATTGGCAAACGGGGGAATACATCGGATCGCAGGATGCTCCCCTTGATCCGCTTGAGTCGCTGAATCAGGGCAAAGAAGTTTATCTAATGCCCGCGCATTCGACCGTAGTGGCGCCGCCTGATGCAGCGGAAGGCAATGCGCGGATCTTCAAGAACGGAGCGTGGACGCAGATCGAAGATCACAGAGGAACCAGGATATATAAGACGTCGGATGCCAGTGAAATGATAATTGCAGAGGTAGGAGCAATCCCTGAGGGCTTTACATTACTGGCGCCTTGCGAATTTCCCGTGTGGGACGGGACGCAATGGACGTCTCAGCCGCCTCCGCCGTTGCCCGACCCTCTATGTGACCTCGTGGCGGCGCTGATGACCAAGGGCGTTCTCGTCGAGGCGGATTTGCCGACATCCATTTCCGCAATGCCGACAGTTGCGGCGGTGATGAACGCGAAGAAGGCTTAGAGATTTACCAGTCTTCCCGGTTGGTGGGGTTCGTGAGATATATCTGAAGACCGTATGTTAAAAGCTCTATCTCGTTCTGAACGGGCTTTTTAAATTCTGAATAAATCGGATATCCCCCCGCCTGCTGAACGTTATCGATCTTCAGGCGAACCTTTCCATCTTTGATATCTTCTTGCATCGTGAATGTAGCGACTATACGAGGGAGGGTTATTTTTATATATATATCTGTAGTGCCATTTCCTATGATTACGCCTTTTTCTTTATTTTCATATTCGATGACGGATTTTGCTGATTTAAAGTTCTTTGCCATCCACATCTTTGACCGTTCAAATATTTCATCTTTATCAAGATTGCGTACTTGAAATATTCTTTCAATCTGCAATTCTTCAGAATTAGGCGCTGTCATTTTGGGCATGCACCCCGCCAGCATGACTCCCACGATTGCGATGATCAGAATCCTTTTCATGATTTTTTTCCTTTGGCGGGATGCGTTGGTCCTAATGTCATTCTCGCGGAAGCGGGAATCCAGTTATTTGGTCTCTTCAATCTTAAAACCGGCCTTCAACGCATTGATGATGCTCTCAAGTTGGTTTACAATGCGATCCAGTCTATCGACGATATGATTGATGCGCAGGACCCATCGCAGGATGGCTATTGCGATGGCGAAGAAAAGAATCGCAAAAAAGAATGTTAAAGCGACGGCATCCATAATGTCCTTTCCTATTGACTAAAAATGAACATGAATCATATTTTTTTGTCTCGCTGTTCTGTGTCGGGATGCGTTAAGAGGGGACACGGGTCACACGTTCTCCGCTGGGGAATCGGCTCTATATTTCCTTCCACCAATGACAACTCCGTACGTTTCCAGTTCCTCCGAAGTTTGGTTGCCGTCTCTCTGATTTTTTTAATTTCCTCGGTTTGCTTGATGGCATCCTCTAAGACTTCAATCGCAACCTTTATTCCATGCACGATGATAGGATGTTCGGATTCTATAATATTTTTCACTTTTGTGCAAATTTCTTTTGTCTCTTCCGAAATCGTGGTGCAGAATTCGCAGCGATGTTCTCGCACCCGGTGGTCATTTATTAGATCAGCGGGAACCGCATAAGGTCTTGTGCCCGTAAAAAGCCAGTCGATGGAGACATTGAATTTATCACGGATGGCGAGGAGTTGTTGACCATCGGGCAGATTTTCTCCCTTGCACCATCTGCGGATGGAGTCATAAACTACATTCAAAGCTGCCGCGACAGCATATTTCCCCCCATTATCAGAGACTATCTTGCTGATATTCTTAGCGAATAAAATATAATCAGATTTATGCGTTTTTTTTCTTGACAAGACGTTTAGATTAGTTTATTTCTCCGTCCCAGATTCATAAATTTAAAAATGGGAGGAACCTATGACCGCATGGCAAAAATTCCTTAATCAAACAATTCCGGATCCAAAACTGCAGGCCGAATTTCAAGAATTTATCGGCATTGCAATCAAGCAGAGCCTGAAGGAGGCGATTTCCGCAAAAAAAAGCGAAGGTAACCGTCGATGATAAACTTGGCAATTCCCTCTTTTTCTTTCCGAAGTTCAATTAGTAGACTTTCAGCTTCTTCGTCGGATATCTCTTCATCAAATTTAGTCGGCCCGGGGATCATTGACTTAAAGATCTCAAGCATTTCAGCGGCAAATTCTTTTGGCTTGCCCGTAACCTCATGAATAATTTGTATGAATATGTCTCCTTGTTTCATAAGCAATCTCCTTCAATGCAGAGAAGAAAACGCGGAAAGGCCCTTTTCCGCTCTGCCGGTCATGCGGGGGATTCTTGGCGGGATGCTCCCGCAGAACCGGCTTGAAAGCGTTGCATAGCACGGAATAAAAACTTTCTCAACCAGAAAAGGATCCGGCATGACGCACATCAACTTTATACCTCCTTCAATCGGCTGCAGAATAAACCGCAGCCGCAAACCTTTGCAACACCACAGATCAGCGGCATTCTGGATATCCAATTCGCAGGTCGAAATTCCAGCACGAAATTCGACCTGCTTTTTTGTTTTGAGGAGGGCATAAATGTCCGATTCCTATGGCGAGATGTTCGACAAGATGATCGACAGGGCGGCCAGGCATGAAGAGCGCACTGATATCTTCCGCAGGAACGATATCTCAAGGAATCACTTCTACAACGTCATCAACCCGAACCGCTCCACGACAAGCGGAAACCCTTACTATGCGCCCATCGAATGGCTGGTCAAGCTTACCAGGGATCTCAGGGATTACTGGATGCTGAAAAGAATCGCGCGCGATTGCGGCTGTCTCTTGCTTACGCCGGACGACGTAAAGGAATTGAAGGATTCTGATCCGGAAAAAGCAATCGAGGTTTTCAAGAAAATCGTGGGACTCGTGAAGTGACGCATGGACATCATCGATAGGGCTCAGCAGAATGACAGGGAAATTCAGCAATCGGTGGATAATTATCTGAAGCGCCGCGGCATTGATCTCTTCGAGCCTCCGGAGCGGGCGCAGGTCATCGATGGAATTGCTTACTGCGTGGATTGCGGGCTCGATATCCCGCCAAAGAGACTTGAGGCCAAACCGGATGCCGTGCGTTGCGTCGAGTGCGAGAGCAGGAAGGAGAGACGATGAAATATCTGATCGCTTGCCTAGTCATGATCATGGGATTTCAGGCGTTCATTTATTGGCCTGTGCTGACGTCACCGGCGGCCGCGGCATACGAATGGCGATCACTCCAGGAGAAAAAAGAATTCCAGCGCCTCCTGAAGAAGCACGGTTTGGATCGCAAGATATCGGTTGTCTTCTACGATGGGAAGCAGAAATATTTTATAAATGAGAAAGGGCAGAAATGCCGGTTCATTTAACATTGTCCATTTGGGGCGGGGAGATAACCACGGGCCGAGCCAGCCGTGGCGTGGCGAACGCCGAGGGTCACACAGATTCTGGCATACTCCCGCCTGTGACCGGGGAGAAGAAATCGAGAGGCGGAGTGTGGCGCATTCCGACCTCGTCCCAAGCGGACAATAAATGTCATTCCCGCGAAGGCGGGAATCCAGGAAGATTGTATGGATGATCGAATCACGCTGTATTTATTAATTCTCGCTTTTATGATCTGCGCTGCCTGGCTTCTCTTTTGGATTATAGAGGAGGCAGTGAAACTCGGCGTTAAACGAGCGCTCAAGGATTATTTTAAGAATGAGGAGGTTTGAAATGAAAAAGCGCATCTGGAAAAGGATCATCGAATTCTTAATCTGCCTGCTCGCCATGACATGCCTGCTCTTCGCCGGCGGTGACAGCCCGTATTTTCCCTGGCCGAATTTCGCGGCGGTGATCCTCTTCACAATTATAGTCATGGCATGGCTCAGGAGGAACGCCAGGCGCGATATCCTGACCAGGGCGGAGGAACGGTCGGCCCTGGCGATTGTGAGAGACATGAACGCACGTCTCGGACGTCTGACGCAAAACAGGACCGCAGCAAACGATCTGCTGAAACATCGGGGTGAGGCGACAATCCACAGTTAACTCCCCACGGCAGGCCCGGGGTTCAAACCTCCTCCCCGGGCCGACCCTTTCTTTCTTCCCCTTCGCGAAAGGGGAATACAAGGAGATTTTATCATGGAAATATTGATGAGCAATCCATTCTGGGGCGGAGTTTTGATCGGCGTGATCATTGGAATCGCCGGGACCATTTGGATAATCGGCATGTGCGCATCGGGAAGAACCTGAGGTGACTGTGCACAGACTGAAGAAGGCGACTGAGAGAATCTGTGAATTTGGAGGCGTCAAGAAGACGGTCCTGGACGTGCCGGTAGAACATGGGCCGGCCGTGGTCCTCGGCGAACGCGGAGCAAAGGCGGTACTTGAGAACCTGGATGAGATCAGGGCGTTCGTGGCGCGCCAGGAGGTCACAAGACACGCCATCGAGCAGATGGGCGGAGGCGGCATAATAGAGGAGAGCAGAGGATGAAGAACAAATTGATACACCTAAATAACCATCTTTTCGAGCAACTGGAGCGCCTGAATGATGCGGATCTCAAGAGCGAAGAACTTCAGGAGGAAATGAGTCGGGCCAAGGCCATCACGGGTGTGGCCAATCAAATCATCAACAATGCGCGTCTCGTTTTCGAGGCGACGAAGGCTCTGAGTGAAGGACTGATCCGCAATCCACGCAGTAAGCAATTCCATGCTCGGTATGCTCAACCAGGACGGAGCCGACAAGATCAAAGCCGTTAAATGAAAAAAATCTATACTGAGATGCATATCGCGTTTCTACGCGCTAACTATCCGCTCATGAAGATCCCGGAACTGACGATCGCCTTCAATGCCACTTTCGATACCGCGAAGACGTATGATCAGATCAATGCTGTCCTATGTCGATACAAAATCAAATCTGGGAGAACGGTGGGAAATCCTGTCGGCACTCTCATCGCATGGAATCCGGAGCAGGCAGAATTTCTGCGCGAGGGATATAGGCGTCTCACGGTACCTGAATTGACGATCGCATTGAATACTCATTTTTCGATAAATAAAAGACCGAGGCAGGTCGAGGCATTTTTGAAGAACCGCAGAATATTGTCGGGACGGACCGGGCGCTATCCGAAAGGCTCTGTTCCAATGAACAAGGGGACAAAAGGCCTGACGGGACCCAATAGGACGAGCTTCAAGAAGGGAAACGTACCGCCCAATCGGAAACCCCTTGGATCCGAGCGCATTGATTCAAAAGATGGCTACACATTGTTAAAGGTCGCCGAACTCGATCCATACACCGGTTATCCGACTAGGTTCAAACTGAAGCATGTTCATATTTGGGAGAAGATTAACGGCCCGGTGCCTGACGGTATGTGTCTCGCTTTCAGAGACGGCAATAAAGAGAATTGCGTCATCGAAAATTTGATGCCTGTTAGCAGAACGGAATTATTGTTGCTGAATCAACACGGATACAGAGAAACGCCTGCGGAACTGAAGCCGTCCATTTTTGCTATCGCGAAATTGGAAGCGAAAATTAAAAAGAGAATTTTCGCCTGAGATCAACGAACCAAGGAGGGATTTATGAAAGGTAAAGAACCATACCAGGAAGTACTGCTCAACAACATCGCCCCGAATCCGCTGAACCCGAGGAAGGAATTCGGGGGCGTGAAATTTGACGAACTCGTCGCCTCAGTCGAAGTGAAAGGCGTTATCGTGCCAATTCTGTTGCGGCCGATGACCGACAAGCGGAAAAAGCAGGAATTCGAAATCGTCTTTGGTGAGCGGCGCTGGCGCGCAGCCATGGCCGTCGGGGAAAAGAACGGTGGCGTGAAGAAGGCGACGATCCCGGCGATCGTGAAGGATCTGACGGATGAAGAAGCCTTCGACGCCATGACGATCGAGAACCTGCAGCGCGAGGATCTCACGGAACTTGAGGAGGCTCAGTCATTCAAGACATATCTCGATAAAAAGGGCAAGGATGGGCTGCCGGAACTGGCGACGAGGCTCGGGATCCATCCGCGCTACATTCAGCGGCGAGTCGCTGTTCTGGAGCTCCCTAAACCGGCACTCAAGGCCTGGGAGGAAGGGAAGATCAAGTATGGCCACTGCGAACAACTCATGCGTCTTAAGGATCCGGGAGAGATCAAAAATTGCTTGAAGGAACTACTCGAGTATAACCAATGGCGCGGTCAGCCATCGGTGCATGAACTACAGATTTCGATCGACAACAACGCAACCGAGTTGGCATGGGCGAAGTTCAACATTGAAGAAGAAGGATGTCTGGCATGTCGCCACAACTCTGATGTCCAGAGGGAAATGTTCGGCGATGTGACTTCAACGAAAACCACTCATTGCCTCGATTCTTCCTGTTTCAAAAGCAAGCAGGGAAAATGGCTCACAAAAAATTGGAAGAAATTTGCAAAGCAGGCCGGCACTAATGGATTCCGTTTTGCCGGCACGATCAAATACAATGAGCATAATGAGTTTGAGGAGTGGTCAAGACAGCCTGGGGAAAAATGCAGTGGCTGCCCGGATTTCGTCTCAATTGTTAGCCTGCGTGGGAAGACAGAGCATAAGCAGTCGTGCGTTGGTAAAAAATCGTGCTACGACAGTATGCCGGCGGCAACGCGCAAGAGAGAAACGAAAAAGACTCGTCGAGGCGAACAAAGTGAAGCCGCTCCAAAAGAAGGGCCCCGCGTCGATTGGCATGGCGCTTTCTTCCGCGAAGAATTTTATCACGAACGCATCCAAGCGGTTCTCTCCGCCAGGGGAAGTGATGATCCGGACGTATTAAGGACCGCACTTTTCTCTATCCTCAAATCGAACGACGACGCGAAGATCAAATTCGCAAAAGATCGGAAGATCATCAGGGAGGATCAAAATTCTTTCCACGTCAGTCTGGAGCGGCTCTGGAGTGAGATCGCAGGCATGTATGTCGATAAGGTCAGGGAGAATCTACAGATTGCGGCAACGCGGATTGTCCTGCAGTCGAACCATTTCAGTTCTATGCTCAGCCTGATTGCTGATCATTTGAAAATATCGCTCGCTGATGAATGGAGGCTTAACCGTAGCTATCTCGATAAGAAGACGATCGGAGAGATCCACGAAATCGGCGAAAAGCTCGGCATCTTTGCGGACGAGAAAGCGCAGACGTTCCTATTCGAGACCCTGGGCAAGAAACGGGGCAAGTTTACGACCTGCAAAAAAGAGGAACTGATCAGGGTGATCCTCGAGAGCGGCGTGGACCTGGCCGGCAAGGTGCCCGCGGAGATCCTCGACTTGCGTACGCGAACGGAGAGGCTGATGGAGGCGGACGGCGAGACAGTTTGCCCAAAGTGCAAGGGTGAATGTTACCTCGATGAAGATTGTGAGGAGGAATGTCCCGACTGCAAAGGCGAAGGCACGATAGCCGCCCAGGAGGCCGTCAGTGCCTGAGATAATTGCTATTGATGATGGTGGAACAGGCACCTT